ATCGATACCAGTTTTATATACACCAACAATACCACCTTTACCGCCAAATGGAGCAGGCACCGGTTTAACTAGTTTTGGCGCTAATCACCCCATTATAGTTAGTTTCTTTACGAATTCGATTGAGGTTGATACAAGGCTTTCCACGTTAGAAACCAAAACGCAAAACCAAACGGCTATACTTAATACAACTACATTTACGGGTTCTGGTGGTGTTATTTCAAATGGAGGCTTTAAACTTAATCCTACATCTACAAATATTTTATTAGCCGATGGAACAAGCCAACCACAATCAACATTTACTACAACGTCTCAAGTTAATTTACTGAATAAACTATATGGAACTTTTCAGATCGGGTTTTCACAAACTGCAGTATTAACGGCAACAAGCGCTTTTTTACCTGTCACTGCCTTAATTGCTATTGGTGGAACAACATCAGCGTTCACTCCTGCTATCACAACTATAAAAACACGTATCGCTAAAGTTCAAAATCCTACTCTAAGTGTTGCGGATGGGCAACGAAGCGGTTATATCGGCTCAGCAGGCATTGCTACGTGGCCATATATATTTGGTCAAGCCGGCTGGAATTGGAATCAGGGGTTTGGAATTGGCGATACTAATACAACAGCTACAGCAGTCACCCAAATGTTTGTTGGTTTAACGGTATCGACAGTTGTACCATCATTTAGTAGTTTATTAGGTCCAAATACAACGCCTAGTATTATGGGTATTGGACATGATGTGGGCGATTCTGTTATTTCATTCTATTATAGGGGAACTTCAGGAGGCGTTAAAATAGCGACTACTTTTTCAGCAGCAACTCCAAGCACGTACTGGTTTAACTTGAATATTTCTAACGATGTGGCCTCCGATGTATGCGTATTAACTTTAACTGATATAATAACCGACACAACATTTACTGAAAATTTTATACTAACAAGCACTTCAACTCCTTCCACGATGAGTTATAATACAAGACTATTTCCTTTAAATTGCAGAGCCATGGCTGTTTTAGGGGGAACCACCAATTCGGCTATTACTCAATTTTCAAGGTTCCAGTTGAGTTTACAGTAATTAGTTTGAATTATGGTCTGAAGATACGAGAACATTATAGTATAATAAGGAAACAAATAGAAAAAATGACTATTGGATACATTTACAAGATTGTTTGTTTAGACCCGTTGATTACAGATACATACGTTGGTTCGTGTACTGTATTAGCAAAGAGAAAGTGTCATCATAAATCAGACTGTAATAATTCAAATAGTGAAAACCATAATTATAATGTTTATAATTTTATCAGAGCGCACGGTGGATGGACTAATTGGAATATGTTAGCAATTGAACAAGTTAATTATACAATTAAACATGAATTATTAGTCCGTGAACGATTTCACTTAGAAAACTTAAAAGCAAGCTTAAACAAGCAAATTCCAACGAGAACTCCTCAAGAATATCGTGAAGAAAAAAAAGAAGCAATGGTCGAATCCCAACAAGCATACCGTGAATCAAATAAAACTCAAATAAATGAAAAAGCAAAACAATATTATGAAACAAATAAAACTCAAATAAATGAAAAAGCAAAACAACTAATTGAATGCGATTGCGGTAAAAGTTCTATAAAAAAACATTTTTTAAGACACCAAAAAAGTAAAAATCATAAGCAATACGAAAAATATTACAACTTTATTTATTACGATATTAAGGTTTAATCCGGAAGTTTAAATTTAGTCTTCCATACGCATACAAATTAATTTATTTTTTTTTTAATTGGGATGGATATGATAAACTTTGCAGATTAAATTTAATGGAAGCCCACCCATATCTAAAATATTACCCCATTTATCTCTTAGTTGTAAATCGATGCTCTGAAGATTCACACCGGATGTTATAGAAGGGAATTCCACGTCGGCTAATTCTTCGTTATAGTTGCGCCAATTTACGTAAGACCCGAATGGCTTATCAAGGGGGACATTCAATATTACAGGATATACTATACCAAATCCTGCTACGAGATTTGAAAAGTCGCTCATTTTCTGTGACGTTAAATAGACCTCAGCCAGCCCATTTAGATTCGGGAAATTCGCAGACGCAACAAATGGAGCATACCCCCAAACAACACCATTTTGAAATCCGAGGTAATTCGACATTGTGCTCGTAAAACCACCCGGAAGATATAATGATGAGTTTATGCCAAACGATTGGAAACCAGTTGTGTTCGTGTATTCTATTTTACCTGTAAGTGGATTTAGTGTTAGTATGATACCATTGGCCGGTGTATAAAATCCGTTAACAATTATGTCAGCATTTATGATATCTAAAACTTGCTGTAATGTATATTGGCCTGATGGAATTACAACAGATATATCGCCCCCACTGCTATTTCTATAAATAAAGCGATTATTGCCTATGTTTTGAAAGTTATAACCTGTATTATTAATATTATAGAATACGTTAGGAATATCACAATTTAAGAATACAATCCGTGAAATAGCCTGAATTAACTGGGTGTTTCCATATAGCACTTCAAAATTAGTTGTGCTCATAGTGGGCAACGACCGAAAATCACTTGAAACGCGTAATAGATTGTGATTCATTTTTTTTAACTTTTAATTATATTTTAAAGCGGATAATTCCGCAGCAAAAAAAATAATTAACCCTATTCACCAAATTTAGTGAATGTATTGACCAATGCGTAAATACCTATATTCATTCGTTTTCAGTTTCCTCAACCCAATCTGTATGATGCTTAGTTTTATTATGAACTCTTACATTTAATTGTTTGATTGACTTTCCACAACCACACGTAATAATTGGTGAGTTTAATCGTTCAAGAGTAAGTCTGGCTTTTTCTTTGTTATAGTGATTTCGTTTTATTTCTTTAACTCTAACAGCATTTTCAGTGTGCCATTTATTTACCCTTTCATTTCTTTCTTCAACGGATACGGATGGTAAAACTCTATTACAAGTTGGATTAAGTCTTTCTATATGTCTTCGTTCCGCCATATGTAAATCAATTTTATTAGTATATCCAATACTTTCAATTAGAGATATCTTGAAGTTATGCCTTCCATTCTCACGCATATGAACGTAAATAGGCGTGTTATAGTTTCTACAAGTTGTATTAGTTGCCGTATTATTATGAGACCTTAATCTATCTTTTAGTGTTTTAGATGTGCTTCCTATATAGCAAACTACTTCAGGATGCTCTTCATTATAAAGTTGATAGATATGTCCGATTGATTGAGTCATTTCTTATATATTAAGTATGTATCATTATCTTTAACACATATTCATTTGATAATTAGATAGCCACCGCGGTATTGTCGAGGAAAGTTCTAGCAACAGAGGTATATTGTAAGAACGAATATACTTCGAGATTTTCTGCCACGGCCGCAAATTCGGCATTTAACTCAAGAACCCTACTGTTATTAACAGGAAGGCCAGAAATACTGAGAAACTGAGACTTTTCAAATGAAGCGCTTAAAACAGCAAGAGATGCCTGATATACGGCAAAACTAACGCTTCCATTATCATACATTAACCTTAGTTTATCATAAACCGACTGAGTAATTGTATAAGCCTCACAAGCCACATCCTGAACATCTGTAGAAGTAATCTGCTGATTTGGAAAATAAAGCGAACCTAATCGATACTGGAAATTAGTATAATTAAATGGAATACTGGCTAAACTGTCTTTAGTGATATCAATTTTGTCTGCCTGAGAAAGTGTAATAGTAGTGACATAGCATGCTTGGGATACTGCTTTACGAACCTGTTGCGATAAACTGAGTTGTCCGATTGGTAATTGAGACTGCGACGTAAATATGCGGGGGTACGTAATTTCGAGACCACTTCGTGCCGAAACGTCTGAAATCGTTTTCTGGCAATTATCAGTCAGATCAACACAGTCAAGTTGGAAGTAAATCTGTTCAATTTCATAGCCAGTAATACCTGCAACTTTCTGGAAAAATGCAGTTCGGAAATCTTCAAGCACAATCTCGAAATGTAAGCCTGAAGCAACTTGAGGAGGTAATATTTGTCCATCAATAGGCCTGAAAAATGTAGTTAATTGAGCAAGGGGAATAACAAATCGGGTTGCGAATATGGTATTAGTATTTGGCCCATCCGCGGCACCATTTCGAGTAGGACCGAAACCTTGATTACTTCCAACGGTTCCAAGCCATTCGCTAGACATATTGAAGAGCGAATCATTACGTCCCCATAAATTAGCATTCTGAAGCCTGTCAAGTTCAGTTCCAGAGCGAGATTGAATGCGCATTTCATTAATTACGTTATAAGCAGACCCAGACGCGAAATTAGCAGTAGATATACCGCCTCCCGTAAGTTTGATTTTGAAGGTTAAATATGAATTACTAAGATTAATACTTGAAGTGCCACTGTTCCAGTCGCAAATCATAGTAGTGCTTCTAGAACCGGCATAAGTAGAACGCTGGAAAAATTGCCTTTTAAGACTGCGATTAACTGCTAACGATAGGGCTGCGGGTTGCTGATACACAAGGTTATTAATTCGTAAATCAGAACTGGCCGCTTCCATGCTAACATCCGATACTTGGTCAGAGCGTTGTGTTTCCATATAAGAAGTCATTGTGTGTTTTCTTAAATTTGAGTTTTAGATTATATAAGTGTAAATAAAAAAAAATAAATAATTAATTCAAAACGTTTCTTCAATATGCTCGAAGGTTTTCTTCACTCGGAAGTCTTTAGCCTTGAACTCCACGTCCTCCAACCGTTGCCTGACCATCTCCATAATTAACTGGTCTTCTTGTAAATATATCTTCAGTTGCTCCAGTTCTATCATAATTCGCGTTATAAGCAGGTGCCACATAGCCAATTTTAGGCGCCAAATCGGGTTTATACGATGTTCCATATGCTCCAGATGATGCTGATGCTGTATTCGGTTTTGGTTTAATATCAAAGCGATTTACATAATTAGAATAGCTTTCTCGCGCTTGCCTTACGAGATTCATTGAGTCGCTTTCTTCTTCCATTGATTTATCAGAGCCACCCATAATAGTGCTATCATTGTATAGTGGCATTGCTTCATTGATAGGATTTGTTTGATTTCGGATAATTATTGGATTAATCGCGCCGTCCATAGCAAACGCGTCGCGCCTTGGGTCTTTGTAAATATCGTTCTTAGGTAATAGTGCCATTCCATTAGACGGGTAATTACGCAATTTGAGGGCATTATGCGCCTGGTCTCGGAATAACGGAATACTCATAGCATTTGAACTTCGCATTTCAGGAATATCTGGATTGCTTAATGTTTCACTTTTTACTTTATCAGCAATTTGTTGTTTTGCCGCGTCTTTAAATAAAGCATTGATAGAATATGACATTTTCTTAAAGTTAAATTTTATTGTATATATATAGCAAGTCAAACTAAATTAAATTAAAATGACTGAAAATGATAAATATAAAATTAAATCAATTGATACTCAAAAATCTAAAACACCTTTAAGGGCTTGTATGAAAGATGGAATAATGCCCCGTTTCCCATTTAGTATGATGATTAGCGGACGTTCTGGTTCTGGTAAAACTAATTGTCTTATTAACATTTTAACCAATGAACATTTATTAAAAGATTACTTCCATTTCACCATAGTTTTTAGCCCAACCGCGGGTAAGTATGACGATTCCTATAAAGCCTTGAAATTACCACCCGAGAACTTTAAGAATGATTTTAGCCCCGATGATTTGAATAACTTAATAGAATCACGCAAAAAATTAATCGAAAAAAAGGGTATCGAATCGGTTGTTAAAAACTCACGCGTATTGGTTATTCTTGACGATGTGATAGCGAATCGTGATTTCCTCAATAGTCCAGAGGCTTTAAAAATGTTTAGTTTGTTGAGACATTACCAAGTTGCTATAATCGTTCTCATGCAAAGTTATAATAAGTTGCCCCGTGCTTTACGTATCAATTCGAACGCGACTATTGTATTCCCCGCAACTCAATCAGAAGTCGAAGTGCTCTTGGATGAGATTACACCAGCAGGATTACAAAAAAAACAATTTCAAAAGGTAATCGAATACTGCACCGATGGACGTTATGATTTTCTTTATATTAATAATCACGCGGAGCCTAATAAACGCATTAGAAAGAATTTAGATGAGGTGATTGATTTGGAAACGTTTAAAGGCAAACAATAAAGTTATTCGCTAAATTTAAACATTTTTTTTTGTCTATTAATTAACCCTCGGATAGGTTGTTTAAATGTGTCTATATTAGATTTTTGCGTCATATCCATTCCAAACATATCGTTTCGCATAAGTGGGGTATAATTAATGCCTGTTTTATCATTAGCGATTAGTATGTTAGATTGCTGTGAAGGTCGCATAGTGCTTGGTTGTCCCATATAAAAACCCTGCTGCTTGGTTTCTAATATTTGAACGGGTCTGAAAACGTCTGACCTATACAATGAATTTCTAAGAGCAAGTTCTGGGTGATAAATACTGCTTGGATTGTCGTAATCGCTCCATATATTACTTGTGATTCGCTCTGGTGTAAAACTCGACTTATTTCGATTCACTCCCATAAGTTTATCACCGTAAATGCCATCTTGTTCCCATTCAACCCTACCAAAATCTGATTGATAGACTGGTATAAATGGTGCTTGTGTTGGTCCATTTCTAACTGAATCCTGATATCTATAAAACTCTTGTAATTTAACATTAGGGTCTTGCTTTGATATGTCTAATTCGGTTGGATACATCATTGTCGGCGTATTTAAATTTGGATTGTATTTAGGTGCTGTATCAAGTGTATGCGCAAACTGTAATCTATCCGTTCTACTATTATGCTGCCTTAACGTATTAAAATTCATTGTTCCCAAACCGTGGCCAGGAGCAATTCTACTAAAACTTTCAAACATAACTTGCTGTTTTCGAGCCGTGGCATCGTCCGATAGGAATAATTTAACTTCGGCTGGGTCTTTAACAGCCGCCCTACGAGTGCCTGAACCTTCATCGAGGCGAACATCTATATCTTTATTAAATTGAACGATAGTATCAGCGTCATCCGAGATTAATTCTGAAAGCGGTCTAATATCTATTGTTTGTATTTCTGGAGTTGGCATATTATTTGTTTTATAAATATCTTGAATGCTTGCTAATCTGTTTTCGAAATAGTTGTTATATTTGCTATCTGGACGGCTAAGTTCCATATTGCGAACTTTATTAGAATACTCTGTAAATGCTTCTGGATTGCTTGTTTTAAGTGCCGCCTCCATTTGCTGTATTTGATTGTATATTGTTGCTTGGCTTACATTTGTTGGTGTATAGTCGCCCGGTATATTTAGATTGCTTCTATTTTGATTGCCATATGCTATAACTTTAAGTATATCATCATATTCATTTTTAGTTTTACTTAAAGTGGATTTTAACTCATCAACCCGTATTTTTTGAGCATTAACTTCTGCGCGTGATAACATAGGGTCTTTATACATTAGTTTCAGTCGTGATAATTCTGCTTCATACTGTTTTCTTGATTCTTGGAAATTGTTCTCTAATGCTATACTCTGGTCATAATACGATTTTTGGCGTGCTGATTTGTCCTGGTCATACATTGTATCGGCGTTATAACTCGTATCGCGGTAAGACTCAGATTTATTGAGACTTCCAACCATTGATTTAATTTGGTCGTTTGCTTTGATTATTTCAGAAGACATGTAATCGGTTTCTGCTTTAGAGAACTTACCCGATGCTATTTTTTGGTTTGTCTGATAAATGTATAACTGCAAATCTCCCAACTTTTTATAATCATAGGGAACGCTCTGAGGTTTAGGTTTGGAATTTGCTGGGTCTAACGTTATCGAATTAGTGGGAATATTTGAAGTGATATCCGTGCTTGTATCAGGAGTTTGAATGATTTTATTACCATTTTCATCATACATTAGAATATCTTTTGGATTAACTGGTAAGCGAAATTGCGGGGGCATTCCGGAAGGTACAGAATTTGAATTCATAGCACGAATTGGTGCCGCGTCCGTATAGCCCATTGTGATTGCTTTATAAGGCATAATAGTTCCTCCTGAATTTGGTAAAACTTGTCCTGTAATTGGTGCCATTGGTGGGGGCATCTGTTGTGCCATATAACTTTTCATTGTTGGTTTTTCTTGTATTATATTAGAATCGTCTGAATTTTTATTATATGAATTTAAACTAGAATAAGGTAAATTCGAATCGATAGCGCCCGAATTATTTGCTGTGAAGGTTTTACTTATAGAACCTTCATTATTAGCAGAATCCTGACTGTGTTCCTCGCGGATTGCTTTAATGATTTCAATGATAGTTTTAATGGCTGCTCCTGCCGCGAAAAGCATACCTAAAATAATACCAAGTGTTTTAGGGTTAATATTTCTAAATGTGCGACGTGCGTTGCCTTCTCCAATTGTAATCGTATATAATGGCGGTGGTGGTGGTGGTGGTGCTCCATCTGCTGGTTGGTCAATTATATCTGGTCTTGGTGCTCTAAATATCTTAAAATATCTCGTATTAACTATTCTATAAGTTTGAAATCCATAGCCCTCTAATACTTCTCTAACTTGTCGTGGGTCTGCTTCAATATTTCGCATATCACCTGCTTCTAACTCATCCATAATTTGAGTTATTACATTAGAACCTCCTAGTGCTGCTGTTAAAGTTGGTAAGTTTGCTACAGTGTATTTTAAATTAAACCCCTCTAATACTTGGTCAAATATTACTTTTAACTGTGCAATATCAATCATTCTACCTGTAAGTTGTTCTACTTGCTCTAAAACCTCATTCAGTTGTCTATATAATGAATCTCTTGAGTTATCTTGAAGTTGCTGATACGTAATTTCACCATCATAAGAATTAATACGGTCTAATTCAACCGATTCGGCCAACCTATTATATATAGTGTTAGCATCGATTTCACTAAGCCCTAAACGAACTAATCCTTGAATTGCTGGTATTTGTATTCTTGGATTCATAACATCAAATGTGGGCATAGCGCGTGGTGCTTCAACAGATAAATTTAATGGTTCATACGCATTGCCCACTACAGGTATTGTTTCTCTAAGGCTATCCATTATTTCATTTACTATACGTTCAATTTGTGGAGTTGGCATATTACCGAATACTCTATTAGTATATTTAACCATTGATTCATTACGCTCGATTCTAGGCACTCCATTATTATGTAAAACTCGCATAATGCCTTCTGTAACAAGCGGCCTATCATATGCTATATCTCGTTTTAACTGTTTTAAAACTCCTTCAATTATACTCCATCGCTGTCCTGGTTTAAGTTTCATTGGCACCCGAATTCCTGATACTTTATTAGAATTTAATGTTTGGTTTGTTTGAGGGTTTAGCATACTTGATATCATATTTGCTATAACTGTTTGATACTTAACCCCTATGTCTTGATTTCTCGAATTATTCCTATATGGTCTAATATACGCTTCAAACCCAGGGGCATTATTCATAGGTGTGGGTGTGTTCGAATTATTTGCTGGCAAATCATTCAGAATGTCTCGAATGCCACTTGAATAATCGGGGCCTCCATATTTTTCTTCTTGGGGGTATTCTTGCTCAATAGGCATCTCTGGTTGAAACATTCGCGGGGGTGTCATCTCAATATCACGGTTGGCTGAACTATCAGGTAAAACAACTCTATCTTCATTCAATCGTCGCTGCTGGCTCCATTCTTCAAATCCGTGAAATCTAAAATTTGGGTCTATTGGAGTTGCTTGTGTTCCTGTTTCAATTGGAGCAGGAGGACGTGCTATAAAATCATCTATGGCCGCAATAATAGTATCGCTTACTTCTTGAGGCTGATACGTGGATACATCATAGCCTCTTTTTTGTGCTGCATCTCTAAATTTCGCATAACTACCAAAATTATAATTTATGTATTCCATTGCTACATTCATACTCATTCTATACATTGGTTCAAGCCCACCGATTTCTTGAAGGCTTTGCTGTCTCTCTATTCGTTCTAGGGACCTAAACGCAGCCGATATATTACTATTAAATTGTCGTAAGCGTTGCTGGCGTGCTCTCTCTGCGGCCTCTTCAAGATATCTCGGAGCGCTTGGAACTAATACTGGGATTGGGTCAAATACACTAAATCCACTACTCATTCCAATACCAGCCATATACAGAGGGGTTCTGACATTAAACATTTCGGTATATGTTGGAACTGAAATACCTGCTTTCTTACATGTCTCATAGAACTTTGCATACCCACCATATTTTATATCAATAATCTTTAAGTTTTCATCTAACTTTTTTTGTTCTGGATTTTCAAAACTCATTATAATTGGTTTTTGTGTTATATATTATTAATTTTAAGTTTTTATAATTTATTTTTTATTTATTTTATTATCCAGAAAGTGGTTCAAACTGTGCTGTTTTAAGTATGCTGTATTTTTGTCATCTGTATCGCCTGCAACTATAATATGTTTCTTATTTGAGGCTATAACGCTCGAAATACTCAATGGGTCGATTGATAAGTCCTTTAAACTGTTGGTTGTGAAATGAGTCGTATATTTGTTATCTGCGCGGTTATACTTAAAATCTAAAGGGCTGCTTCCTTCATTATATATTATTGCTGGCAATTGATATTTCATTGATAAACCACCTGCTGCTCTTCCACCGAGCGAGTGCCCTGACAAGACAACATTTTCTGCTCCATACTTATCGATTAATTTTTTTGTTATTTCATCGGCGGCCTTGTAATACTTCGTTCTTTCAACTTGCCCGATACCAAGCAAAACGTCTGTGTATAAGTCATTAAATTTACGACCTACTCGATTTCTATCATCTGTTCCTCTAAATGCGATTATGTATTTTTTACAATCATTATCATAGAATACTGTATGGTCTCTAGAACTAAATTCTGAAACTATCCTATATTCTTTATCTAATCCGGATTTGTTTAAGACTTCCTGTTTCTGTTTTATATCTGGTTTGTAAGCCGAATCGTTGAGGTTGGCAAACACGAATTTAATTGAATCGCTATCCTTATAGCCCGATTTAGCCCAATCCTTTAACTCGCAACGGTGTAAATTATGAAGTTTTTTTATCATTGCTATATATATAATGGTTTTTTATTCTTTTGAAGATTACAAATTAAAACGGTTCGAAAAATCAGATACATTAAACAAAAAATATAATGCTATACTGATAAATACGAAAACAAAAAAAGAAATTAGGGTTCCCTTCGGTGACAGTCGATATGGTCAATTTAAAGATAGCACTGGATTGGGGCTATTTAGTAAAAATGACACGCTCGACAAAAAAAGAAGGGACCTATACCGAAATCGTCACAAGAAAGATTTAAGAGATGGATTCTATAGCGCTGGTTATCTCGCTTGGCACTATCTTTGGTGATTTAAAAGAACGTATTTTTAAATTGGGTTGAACTGTAATTATTGCTTCTCAACGTATTACAAGTAAAGCAGCAAATCCTCACATTATCAGCCGCGTGATTTCTTGAATTATCAATTCGGTCTAGAGTTAGTTGCTTGCCACTGTATCTATCGGCTATTATTTTAACTGGTTGGTCGCATAAATAGCATACTAAGCCGTTGCCCTGTATTAGTTCAATTAATTCTAAAATTGATATATTCTCATTCATACAACACTCTAAACCGTGGTAATATACTTTATTTAATCGTCCTTTGACCTTGTCTTGTTGGTAATACGATTCTAATTTTTGGGTTAATCTTTTTAGTTCAGTTATTCCAATGGTGCAAGTTTCGTTGTCTTTTTTTTAATCTTTAAATTATCCAACTCCTTATATAGGTCTGGGAACTTCTCACTTGTAAAGAACGTTTGACTCATTAGCCATAGTAAGTAATCTTTTCCTTTAATAGTTAATGATAATTCCTTGACGCTGTATCCCTTATATTTTCCAAAAGTAAGTTTGCCATTCGACTTATTAGATTCATAAGCCTTCTGTTCGCCTTCAATGTAAGCCTGGATAAACTCCTTATATTCTGTGGGCATCGTGGGGAACTTCTCATCAATTGCAATTTGGAATTTTACTAGCGACATCTTAGGTAATAGTTAATATGTTATATATAATACCCCATATATAATCTTTAGAATATAATTAATTAATATGGGATACTATTACAATTGTCTATAAATCGTCTGCCACACCATTTAACATCATTTACCGTTCTCGTTAGCCTTGATTTATGCGTGCTATTAGAACCATCATAATGAATAATACTAAATTGCGGGACATCCTCCTGTTTTCCATTCCGTTTGATATTAATCTTTTTCATTTGGAATTTCCGTGTATCTGTGAAAGTTTGGCCGGCGTCTAATTTCTCAAACACATCAACCGTTAAACTATTATTCGTTAAACCCTTGCCTCTGAAGTGATAATGTATTTCATTTTTACTATTAATATACTCTAACATATATAACTTAGGAGCAATCCAAAGACCTCTAATAATCTTAGCACCGCCTAAATCATCAGAAATACAACCTAGTTTCGTACCACCAAAACCATTCATTAATTTGGCATTTTTGATATGCATCTGTAAACTATCCGTATCCGTATAATAGAAGTCGTTTTCAATTCGTTTTTGTTCATCACTGTTATTGAAAAACGGGTTAGATTGCTTCATAAATTGAACCATAATACGTCTGCTATACGCCAAAATGAAAGCGCCCAAATGAGTCGGCTTTGAAATACATTTTTCCATTTTATCATCGTTGCGTGGTTCTCCAATTAATACAATATCGCTACCTAATTCGTGGACTTCTTTAACGTGATTTTCGCTCCTAAACTTCCAATAGTGAGAATTTGACTTAATAATTTCACTTTTGCTATAAATTGGCCGCTGAATAGTTTTACCATACAACGCGTTCATAAAAAGTTTTGCTAATGAATATTCCACAGACCCTTTAGCCGAATTTTCCTTCTTCTTAAATAGGTCCTCAACGTAATCCTGAAAAATAAATTGTTTTTGAGTCCAATACCAGCCCTCCAAATATTCAACTTTATAGCCATTTGAGACCATATCCTCGATATCAACAGAAGTATACCACGCGCCGACAACCTCGTCTTGTAAATCCCATTTAAGGCTACCTTCTTCACGACGCCCTCCAATTGAATGTTGGCAGTTCTTATTCGTTTCATACTTAATCTTGAAAATACCCATAACACCTCTCACTTCTGGTTTATTAATATCGAATTTAACACATTCGCCTATCGGATACTCGTACTTTGCCATTGCGGTTGGATATAATGATACTACATCGCAATCTACAACGTAATCATCAACATCCTCGAACTTCTTAGTACCATTGATAACCTCTTGATACTCACTCGAAATAAACCTCTTCTTACTTAGATACGTTCTACCACCTCTTACCGATTGCCTAAAGCCCTGTTCTTGCTCCAGTGATGGTAATTGTATATAATGCTTACGGTTAATATTTTGCTTCCAGAGTGTGTATGTGAGACTGCTAGTTGAAATATAACTACTCAAATTTAACTTATACTTGTTAAAAATTGTTTCATTCACCTTTTCATACAACTCACGCAAACCGTTAACATCGGCTTCTAAATAAACCTTGATTTGCGACCTCATAACTTCAGACATATCTTCCCACCTACAGGCTAAATCGTGATTAAATTCACCCTTAGCAATACTACAATTAAAAGATTTCAAATTCTGCGCCAACGTTCCTTGAAGGTGCTTACATAAATCAATACATTTAAAATTCTTATCATACTCAAACATAACTAATGAACCATTTGAAATTGCAAACTTAGAAGGCTTAATACCCATAGTTTTAAATTCGCGCCAAATAAAATAATGGTCAAAGTTAGCGCCGTTGTAAGCATTTAAGAAGCACTTTTTTAGTTTAGTATTAGTATAACTGATTAATAGAGATACAAATTTAGTCATACATCCATCACCCTCGAATGTATTATAACCCTTGCCATCGTTAAGGTCGTACCCTACAATATAAGGCTCGTGTGTTTCAATTATGTTATCAGTATCATTAGTATTAGTATTAGTTATCTTTTTTCTATAAGTCTCAATATCGTAATGAATGACCCTATCGCAGGTTGATTTTGACTCATCTTTGATAGCACAGATTAAACTACGCCCCTTCTTGAGAATTTTACTATTTACAAATGAAACTTTAGATTTATTACACTTATGCTTCTCGAGATTAACTGTTAGAACCTCTTTTAAACACTTAGAACACTTTGATTTAGGTTTAGCCTTCTTAACTCCGATATAAATGCTATAGTGACCGTTCTCCAGTTTAACCTCCTTCGAATCCATTTTACCTTTGACTGAATAATGAAATGTAATAGTTTCGCATTCCAAAATCTTAAGGCTATCTGATTTATCTTTCTTATAATAGTCAAAAATCTCGAGTGCTTTAGAAATGGGTATTTTTTGATTTGGCTCAATATTAAACTTACTTCGAACCTCATTATAGACTTCTTTCATTTTTCTTTGTTGTGGGATACTCAAATAATCTTTAACACAACTGAAGAAACAATTGTTATCTCTGGCTTGGTTAAATTGATATTGAAGAAGACCGCTACATTCTATTACAGTTTCTTTACGACACCCTCCTGAGTTCTCTCTAATCAGCGTAATTATAATCTTATCAATCATAGACGTATAGTTTTCACCCTGGCCACTATTTAATTCAGTCCAAGCCGTATAGTCAGTTTTGAATGTGTTAAATGAACTAAAACTATATGAGTTAAAGTTCTTAGATTTATACATTGTTCTGCCTGCAATTGTGTAACTCATTGATAATTTCACTTGAAAATCTGAGCGCTGTGTCATCGATTTAGTAATCATTGAATCGTCAAGAACCTGTTTGATTGAATTGAATACTTTAAATTTTCTGCTTGTATTAGTATCGAAATTATTAAGATAGCATTTCAGCATACCATTGCCAATATCAAAATATCTAATATTGAGCGGATTAATTCTCTTTATGAACCTTTTTAAATCTTCATAAGTGCTATACCTATAATTCGGAAGCGGTAAATTTAACTCAAGGGCTAGTGCTTTAGCATCCCTATAAGCATCCTGTTTTTTTCTTAGACCTACTCCACGCGGCATTTTGAGTTCGGGGGATATATATATAAAGATATCTTTTGTTTAGATTAAATTAAATATTAAATTAAATGGTTGAATGCTTCAAAAAAAAATGTTAATAGTATCCATTCGTTAATATTTTAGTATGCTATGAAATTTCTAATATGTCTAATTGTTTGTTTATGATTATCAAAGGCTTTACTTTTAATAAGGCATTTATCACAGCATACACAATAGTATTGCTTTGTTTCTAGTCTTCTAATGGCGAATCGTTTATATTGACCTTTAACATCACCCTTAGACAATTTAATTCCTTTACGAGGCATTTTTAGTTTTCTTTCGGGGGTATTGATTATATTTAGGGGGACATTTGTTTATATCATAATTAAATAAATGTTCTAAATATAGCATAAAGAATATATATAAAATGAATAATAAAAAGGATAAATGCAGATGTGGAATGTTGAAATTAATCAGTTCTAAATTTTGCTTTAATTGTTCTGATCATTCTAACATTATAAAGTGTAAATGCGGAAATTATCATTCAGATGAGACTAATACTTGTAAAAATTGTTTGAATCCTTCAAAACCGCTTTAAATCCCAATACGAGTGC